CACATATTAGACACACTCACGTACACATTTAAGTGCTCTGCCAGGAGTGCGTAACACCACCACTACCACTACAATATTATTCTTCATATTCTTCGTCACCAAAGTCATTAGGTGAGGACTCTGAATCCTCATGTTCCTCTGTTATCAACCTAATCTGACGAACTGACTTTCCTCCTTTCTTTATACCCTTCTTAATTGGCTTTGTTGCCGACAGTCGTAAACTCACGTTAGAAGTCTCTGCTGGAGCAGTGACTACTTTTGGTTTGGGGAGCTTCGCTTGACCTGCGTGTCTAGCTGCAACTTTGACTTGTCCAAAAGCCATACTAAGTTCTTCCATCGACTGGATATCTTCTATTTCCACAGATATCTCAGGTTTATCATGTACGGACACGTCCATAGCAGCAGGAGCTGTCTCTTTAATTAACTCAGCAAAGTCCTCAGCTTCAAGGATATACATTGCGGCAATCATGTCATCTGAAGGAAGGGCAGGACTTCTACTAAGAAGTACTTCCGCTATCTCTTCGACGTCACCAAAGCTTGCGAATGTTACATCCACATAATCTGGAACAAATTTGAGAGCTAAAAGACGTTCATATTCACTTCTGAATAGTGGACCCAATGGAGTGGCCCATCCCCCTGAGAGCATGAGACCGTAGATACGTTCCATTGTTTGTTTTGGTCCCGTCTTCTGACGGGTGGGATATACGAAAGAAGCGGCGTACTTCTCAATACTTGCGGGAATAGGAACCCAACCATCCAATGTCCACACTTTATCTCCATATTTTATGTCCCGCAGAATTTTCTTATACGTGACTCCTAAATAGGAAAACGGAAATGATTTTTGATCATCAAAAGATCCTGCAGAATATGAATATGGGATGAGTGTTGTTGCTTTGAACGATGCAGACGTCTCCACATAAACACGTCGTGAAACGTGTTTTATGAAAACATCCATGTCCTCAGCATTGTATGTTTGAGCTTCATTTACTGATGTAGCGCCGGGTAAAATTTTTGCGTTGAGGGATGTGGTGACAATACCTGCTATGTACGCAGAAGCGCACATGTCGAATATTGTAGTGAGTGGAATTCCGGAACAAAGACCCCATGCTTTGAGCATGTTGAAAGAACCGACAATGTGTAAGTTGGTAGTAAATGCCATGTGACACAGTAACTTCAACACACG